CTCCTAATGATTTTTCTAATGCATCAAGTAATCCTTTTTTTATGTGTTCACTTTTGTTCATTTTCTATACTTTGTTTATAATCTTTAGCTTCTTTTTTTCTTTGCTTTAGTGTATCTAAATGTTCTGGATTTAATCTATTTATTTCTCTTTGCATTTTCTTTGTTCTGATTCTTCCTATTTCTTCATCAACAGTCATACATTGCCACATTCTTTCCAATGAGTAATATACAACACTATATCTATAGCTTTCTTTATGTATGTATTCAATAGGGCTAACGCCGTGAATATAATCTTGACCATCAAATATTGTTAGTGAATTATCTGCTACTTCTAATGATATATCAATTTCAGGTATAACTAAATGACCACCATCTACATCCCCTTTAAATACAATCATATTACTAAATACATTTTTAAAATTGCCACTATCGTAATGATATTTTAGTTGATTATTTTTATTTACAATACCACTCGTAAACACACTACCGTTTATTACCCATTGTTTTTTTACTTTTTCTTTTACTTTATTTTTGTGATCGTAATAAGTTGTGGGGAAAAACTCGTGATAAAATTTAGCAACTTCTTTAGCGTATCTACTTATTATATAATGTTGTTTAGGGTGTGTTGTTCCCATTGCACTAGCACTACAATAATCGTGTTTATTTTCTTGTCTGGGGTTGTAGCCAAATACAGCACTTGTGTTTACCAAGCCGTGCGTTCTTTTGCCTGTGCCATATTTAATGTTTTTTACTGCCCACCGAACATCAGTAGGTTTTTTTGGTAATATTCTATATAATAAAATTGGCTTATCATTCTCGTAAATAATTACATCTTCATTAATATGCCTTGATACATCACTCAATTGTGCTGTTCTTCTTATATAATCTTTTTTATCTATTGGTTTTCTTTCTACGTCAATTCTTTTCATCGCATATCTTTTAATCTTAGTTCTGCATTACCTGTGCTTTTTCTTATGTACATTTTGCAGTATTGTGGAAACATACTTTGTATTTGATATATAGAGTTATAAACATACTCTGATGTTCTTATTGTTTGTAAACCCCCCGCTTCTTTATAATAGTTTGATTTTACTGTTAAATAGTCAAGCCTAACAAGTACTTTGTTTTTTATATATTGCCTTATACTATATTCGTAATCCTCACCGTGATTTGTTACTCGTTCTAAAAACGGATCGTGTTCCACAACAACACCAAACATACTAGCAATAATATAACAAAGTTTTGTATAAATTCTATGCTTCATAAAATATGGATTACCTGCAGCATAAATTCCAAACGTTTTTGCACCTGTAATTTCGCAAGTTTTAAATCCTTTATAAATAACGTCTTTTTCTAAATCTTCTAACTCTATTAATTTTGTTACACTTTTGCGCATTACACTGTCAATATCATCATCAAACATCATCAGGTTAGTTCCCTGTTTATAGTATTTTTCTATAAAGTTTCTTTGTTTGCCAATTGTTGGTACACCTACAACTATTTTATATTCAGCACCTATACTATCTTTATATATTTTTTCCTCTTCTTTATTTGCAACAAATACAGTTATCTTTTTTTTATCAATGTTATATTTAGATAACAATTTTAAAGTCTTGTTTTTTATTGTTTCAGGTCTTTTATATGATGGTATTGCTATTTTATAATCCATACTTTTCAATCAGAAACTTAAATACTTGTGTGTTGTCTGTTAAATTTTCTTTCTCTCTTATTTTTTCTAAATCATTGATGGCTTCTTCGTAATCTTGTGCATTAAAGTATAATGTGATCTGTTTAACTTTTGCATTTATATAGGTATCAAGTTCTTGATCAAAGATGTCTCTGTCGACCTCCGGCTCTTTGTCTTCATCAAAATATATCTTTGGTAAATCTAACCCCCAATCTGATAGCTCTTTAATCTCCCATTCATTTGCAAGTATGTCCCAATCCCACTCTCCAAAGCTACTATTATCTTTTATAATAAATTGCTCTTTTTGTTTGTCAGACCACCCCTCAGCTTTTAATATATGTACAGTTGTAAAGCCTGCTTCGTGACAGGCTCTTAATCGCATATTGCCACCAAGTACAACCATATTTTCATCTACAACTATTGGTCTTTTTTCAAGCATTTCTGGAAAGTCTTTAATGCTTTTAACAAGTTTTTGAAATTTGTAATCTTTTATAACCCTCGGGTTCTTGTCGTTGTATTTTATTTCTTCTATATTTACTATCATAATGTACCTCTTAATGTATAACTATCAATATCAACTTCATCTATAAAAAATTGCCTATACCTTGAAATAGCTTCATAGGTTTTTTGTTTTCCACTCAAGTAAAATTCTTCACTACACTCAAAAATCCCTATATCAAGTGAGCCTTTATCAATAACTAAAAATGTAAAATTTTTGTAATCAATATTAAATATACTTGAATATATAAAAGCTTGAACGTCATAATGTAGATTATAAGGACTACCTGTTACATATTTTTTTTTAGGATCCCAAAGCTCTATATTCATTGAAGTTTTTAGATCCACAATGCCATTATTGCATAAAACATCTGCTTTACCACGAAAAGGTAAACCATTTATCATACCAATTTTTGGAACCTCAAATTCACAGTTACTTAATAACCTAAGTGCTTGTTCATTTCTAAATATAGCGTCTTGCAACCTTTCTGTTTCTGATCTTTCTTTAGCTGTAAAAATCATATCATTACCTTGTGCTACTTCTTTAAATTTTTTTGTATTTCTACTTTGTACGTCAACAAATATTTGATTAGAAAATTTTTCTGGCTCTAATACAGCACAATGCAATAGCCAACCTGTTTTCATTGCTGAATTCATACGCTGTGCATTATTAGTTATATACTTGTATTTTTTTGGACTTTTGATAAGATGCTTGATTGATGAACTACTAAGAGCAGCTTTACTTAAATATCCATAGTAAAAGTCATCACTTTGCATTTTGGTCAGTAAATCTTTTACTTCCCAAATTTTTGAGTCCAATAATGTTATGTGCTTCATTTAGATTAGTATTTAATTCTTGTATCTGTTTGTTATACTCTGTTTTTAAAATTTTATATTTTTCTAACAAAATATTATAATCAATCTGTAAAGTATTAGTATACATATACATTTGATTTATACATTTAATTTTATCTGCTGTATTTTTTTGTTTACTTTTTTCGTGTTCTTCTACTAAAATACTGCCAATGTGATTAAATGATGCTTCGTATATTTGAAAATGCTGTGTGTTCATTCTGGCTGTACTTTATTGTTATCAATATCAAACCTTGTGTTTTGTTTATTGAGTATGTTGCCTTCTGGGTCTAACAAAGTATAACCTTGTGATATTAATATTTTAACTGCCTTTTTTTGTTCTTTTACTCTTTCTTTAATTCTAAAAGATTCAAATATTTGATTAGATATTACCATAATACATTTTTTAAGTTTACTATTTGTTACAAAAATAAAAAAAATTAGTTAATATTTGTCATAACTGCTTGGTTTTCATCAATTAAATAACAATCCTTTCTTATTTTTCTACTATTCCATAATGTTGTTTCTGGACACCACATACTTGTTTTTTCATTTAATTCTAATTCATTAAGCCAGAACATATAATTTGCTTTTGGATCATTTACAAAATAAAGCTTAACTATGTCTTTATCCATACTCATTAGTTGATCGTACTTATATTTTTCTAATAATTTTTTTTTGTAATAATCTTTTCTAAACTTCATTTCAATAACACACTCATAACCTTTTGGTGTTAACCCACGACAATCATAATGTTCATATTTACCACCAGTCCATTTTAATTCCCATCCGAAGATATTTAAGACACCAACTATGGCTTTTTCCATATTATGTACTTCTTTTAATTTAAACATTTGTCCACTTCCTCAATCCATTGATTTATTCTTCTTGCATTACAATCACAAAAATTAAGTTCGTGATATTTATGTTTCATATATTTAGCGTGTAGTTGGCACATAATTAAAAAATCATCGTGTTGCATACGGCTAGTGATTCTTTTTCTAACCTCTTTCCATAAGGTTTTATCTAAAGATTTATTTCGTTCCATTTTTTTCTTCTTTTATCACAATCACAGTCAGGATATATTTTTTTCCATATATATCTAATTCCTGTATATTTCGTAATATAATAAACAATGTCTCCTAATCTCATAATAATTCTTTTAATATATTTTTTACTTTGTTATATGTTCTGTAAAGGCTATAATAACTAATTTCACTTTTTTTACTTAGCTGTTTTATACTAACACCACTTTCTATTATACGATATACTTGTGAATCGTACCAATACATATCATCAAGTGTTTTATTTATCTTTTTATATACCTTTTCTATATTAACTTCAGTATTTGTTTTTTTCTTATTTTTAACTGCTTCTATATTAATAACATTAATTTTTCTCTTTTTTAGCAAAAGATTTATACTCATATGCCTGAGCATCTGATAAATATATAAATAATTGATGTCGCCCTTGTATGAAAGATCTTTGCCATTACGAATATATTTTAATACTCGTATGTACATTTCTTGCACTAAATCTTCAGAATAATCGCCTGCGCCAAATGATTTAGCAATACGTATCCAATCTTTATGTCTTTGTGTTAATTTATGTTCAAGGTTAGAATGGTGCATTAATTTGTTCAACTAATGCTAAATTTAGTATTTTTTTTCCATTTAATTCAAACCCCACATTATTTTTAATAGATTTTAAAACTATTGGTGTGTCAATTGGTGTAGGTCTACCCCCTGTATCGTTGTCTTTTATTTTTCTAATATGTATGTGGTTATTCATCCACTCTGATGGGTGTTGTGTGTATCGGTGTATAACAAGAAAATCATCTGCCCTGTTTACAAACTTGCCCCCTCCCTCAACATCACTAGCTAGTGGTGGTATTGGGTGCCCTGCATAATCGTGCTGTAAAGGATGCTTTATTCTTAATGCATTTGTTGTCGCGTGTGTTGTGAGCCATATACTGATATTAAACTTTTTACAAAATAATCGCATTTGACTTGTAGCTTCATAATCGTACTCGTGACCATTAATTCCTTTCATTAATTCACGATCTTTAAATAAACTATTATAAGGATCAATTAAAAAACCTTGATAATCCCAAGCATTTTTTACAACTTCTCCAAACTTTA